TGAAATTTATTCCTTAGTTCGTCATATTTATATGGCAATTTAAGTATCTCACCTTCAAATGGATGACAGCACCACCAACACCACATAGTTTAGGACTATGTGATTATCTTTAAGTGTTATTTTTTTTCTCAGTAAACCACAAACATGGGAGGTGGTGGAAGTTCCACTATAAACCAGGAGATGAATATGTCCATGGTGAATGACATATTGTATGAATCTGTGACAAATAACGAAAGCTATACCCAAAATGAAATGAGAAATGAACAGGTCCTAAATCTTAAAATAGGAAGAAACGTTGGGTGTAACATAGAGACGGACCAGACAATTAATTCAACTTTCATGGCAACGACAGAACAGATATCAAATAGTTTTCAGAACGTGGCGAATGATCTCGTGAGTAGCCTACAGGCGGGTGCCAGTTCGGCATTGGACAAACAAACACAAGCGGGTAATCTTCAATTCGGTGATAAACAAAATGTAAACCAAAATATTAATACTGAAATTGAAAATATAGTTAAGACCCAACTGGAAACGAATAACCTCACCGAGACCATTAACAAAGCCGTAAACGTTCAAGAAGGAAACATCGAGATAGGTGAAACCATATGTTTGGATGGTGAGCAATTGTCGTTCAGACAAAACATATCCGCTGATCTCGCGGCGCAAGCGGTGACAAAGAACATTCTTACGGCTGTGACGAAGAATTCAGTCGTCCAAGATACCATAGCCCAAATTGACGCAGAAGCGAAATCTAAGGCTGGGGGTGCCGCCGAAGTCGTTGACTCGGTCGGTAATGCGGCTTCGAACGTGATTGGTGCGGTGACCGGACCAATGAAATACGGAATAATGGCCGTCGCTGGAATATGTTGTCTATTGGTAGTCGCCATGATAGTCATGGGTCTGTCTCCAGCGGGTCAATCTAAAATGAAAAACATGAATATGAGAGGTATGAAGATGCCCGGTAGATTGCCTGGTATGAAGCGCTAAATTACATTTTTGTTCTCTGTGGTGTACTGTGACCACTAAAAACAAAAATACATTTACAAAGATTCGAGGTGTTTGATGAGGGCATCGCGTTTGTTCGCCTCCGCAAGTGGGATAATTCTGGCGAGCTTCTCTTCGTCATCGGTGAGTTCTTTAGCCATACCATACACTATGTATGGGTTAATGAACTTCTTTGGGTCGGCATCTCTCACATAGGCAACCGCCTTGGAATCACCCTTAAGGTTTTCTCGCATCCTGATGGATGCAAGCCACACGGCCAATGCGAGGATGGATACAATCAAAAGGACTGTGTTTATGTTCGCGTTCTTCATTATAATACATAAAGAAATAATTTTTCTTTAAATCAATGATAGTGAGCATAGACGTAGGCATACGTAACTTAGCAATATGTCGTTTTGATGATTCATGTAATTTGGTGATGAACTGGGATGTATCGGGTGTTCCACCTGAGTCAAAAGATGGATTATTCGTATCTATGCGAAACCATCTCGATGAAAAACCTTGGGTATTGGACACGGATACGATTCTCATAGAAAAACAGCCAGACCGCAATAAGAAGATGAAAATGGTAGAAAATTTCTTACACGCGTACTTTGTAATAAAAGCACCTAAGTCCGAAACTATTATTTATGACGCAAAGTTTAAAATACCGGATGTGTGTGGGCCAGGTAAAGCACAGTATCTTAAACGTAAAAAGGTATCTATTGAACGTTGTGAAGCGTTTTTGAATGATAATCCTATAAATGAACACTGGTTACCTATATTTAAAGAATCAAAGAAAAAAGATGATCTCGCGGACACGGTAATGCAAGCCATCAGTTTCACGAAGCGCACGGAACCACTCAAGAAGACCGTAAAGAAAAAGGTCATTCCAAGAAGACCAAATCAAAATCAAAAGGAAACGAGATACTCAAAATCAAATTTAGCTTGGATATACCTTAATAAATTGGATTGCGAATGCCTCGAAAAGAATAAGCGGTTCATGAAGGACCTCAGAAGATACTATAAGGGGATAGATGATATGAAGAATGACCTAGATGAAAAATATCTTAAATAAAGTATGCTTAGATATGCGGCAACATTCAAAGAGCTTCCACGAGTGATGGAACTTGTACACAGAAGAGGTGAGAAGGTAATAGTCGATTACGCAAAAGAAAATTGTAAATTATCGGAAGCTTATGAAATAGCAGAGACGACGAAGAGACTGATCACATCGGTTCCAATAGGTTCAATGTGTGCCATAAAACTTACAAGCTTTGGTTCGAGGGAAAATGAATCGGAAGCCAGAGATTACGCACATTCTATCATAAAACACGCCAAATCCAGGGGTGTAAAGATATGTATAGATGCCGAAGATGTCTTGTATCCAGAGATATGTTATACCATGATGGCCGAACATAACACGAAATACGAAGTTAACGTATATAAAACATATCAAATGTATCGCAAATTTGGAGTTGCGGAATTATCGAAAGATATAGAAAATGCGCATTTGGATGGATTTAAATTAGGTTTAAAACTCGTGAGAGGTGCGTATCTAAAAAGACAACCCGGTTTACTTGATAAGAAATCGAGTGTAGATAGACAATACTCACAAGGTATGACATATTCACTCACGTGCCCAAACGCCCACACAATGTTAGCGACGCACAACGAAAAATCTCTCATATACGCAAAAAGATTTGACAGGGAACAATACGTGACAGCACAACTTTTAGGATTGGGCAAAAATATAGGTATCGATTACAGGTACATACCAGTTGGTACTCTAATGGAACTTACCCCTTATCTATTGAGACGCCTCAAAGAGAGAATGTCATGGGATTAAATACCTAAGTTAGATAATCCATGTTATATATTACACATAATCATGGAGCAAATCAATAATTTACTGGTCAAAAACTTAGAGTGTGTATTCCCATGGGATAATTTTTCAAATGACTCTAATACCCAATGCGATGAACGAAACTATATTAAACTTATTTCAGGCGTCATTCAAAAAATGGGTGGTAAGATCGGTTCTTTCGCACCATCTCAACAACCCAAAGATATTCGGAATGTCATATTTGCGAGCGCACCACATCCATTTACGTATGAATGTAAAAAAAGTAAAGGTACTTTCATATTAAACGACACGGTACCTGATACTGATGATAATTACTATTATATTTTCATCAATACAAAAAATAAAAAGATTTCTATTAAACACTGCAGTGACCTGATTAGTAGAAAAAATGTATCAAGTGATTGTATCGCCAAAGATAAATTAAAAACACTATATGAAGATACAATGAAACAGATAGAAAACGCGGTCATAGATGGTCATATTTCATACCATGAATATGGACAGTTATTCAAACGAACTGTGACATTTCCAAATGGTATGAAATCAAGACCAAGACCGAACTGGTCAATTAAAATGTGAGGCGTCTTGCGATGTCTTCTACTAATTTTGGAGGAATTGAATTTCCAATTTGAACGATCTGTTCTTTGTGGCTTCCAGCCATTTTATAGTCCGGTGGGAACCCTTGTATTTGTTGTAATTCATTTATAGTATATGGTCTCAGATAAAATTCATCACCCTTCTTTAGAGCAACATATAATCTAGGTTGATGATCATAGGTACATATGATAGTTTTGCTTGGCTTGGTGATATCTACAATTTCACAGTGAATCGGTGATATCCTCTTACCAAACGAAAACTGATATTCACTCACACGTTTGTCTTTCCAAAAAACACCGCGAGATTTTTCATGTAAAATGAGATATGGGTGCACTTTACCACTCGGTTCGCCTTCGCCACGTAATATACTTTCTTCGGCAACACCCGCCTCTTCAATAAGCTCTTTTGGAACTTTCAATGCCCCTTCCATATCAAATTTGAGAATGTTTCTTAGATTGGAGTAATGGTCAGAAGGTTCTGGGAACTCAAATGTAAAATCTGAATCCCTTGATCCCACAATAAAAAGGCGTTCCCTCTTTTGTGGAACCCCGTGTTCATGTGCCTTCAAAACTTTATAATGGCACGTGTAACCCACATCATTAAACGCCTTAACGATAACATCTATGAAATTTTCTCCATTCGCGGTCTTTCTTGTCAATAACCCTTTCACGTTTTCACCAATAATATACTTTGGTTTTATGATACGAGTGGCTCTCACGAATTGGAGATACAATTGACCCCTGGTATCATTTGGATCTTTCTTGCCGGCATTTGAAAAACTTTGACAGGGAAACCCACCAAATATAATATCAATTTTACCAGCTAAATTTTGAAAATCTTCATCTGAAATCTTATTTATATCACCACCAACCAACTTCGAATGTTCAAAATTTAGTTCGTGTGTTTCTTGAAACCTGGTCTTTATTTCAGAATATGCTATGACATCTATACCAGCATTTGTCATACCAAGCGTGTCACCGCCACATCCCGAAAATAGTGAAAGTGCGGTAGGTTTAGACATATACATTTCATGTACCATATTTTTTAAACTGATTTAAGAAAATGAGGGGAAATAAAATTATAAAATGCAAAAAGATGTCTTGGATCACGGATTTGTTAGGCTCGTTGACCACATGCCTTCAAAAGACTTGGATGCGGCCATCGTACAATCCGCCCGAGTCTCGTATGGAGATGGGACTAAATCCTCAAGAGGAGACCGGGGACTTATTCGATATCTCCTTAGACACTGGCACACCACGCCATTCGAGATGGTCGAATTCAAGTTTCACATCAAAATGCCCATCTATATCGCTCGACAGCATATGCGGCACCGCATGGCCAGTATCAACGAGCTCTCCGCCCGATACTCCGTCGTACCGAAACAGTACTACGAACCAGACGTTTTACGCGGGCAATCCAAAGTGAATAACCAAGGTTCAGAAGGTGTGGTCGATGTAGGCGAAGAATTAGGTGGAAAAGTAACGAATCAATTGAGCGAATCATTTGAACTCTACCAGGACCTCCTCGATAGGGGTGCGTGTCGCGAACAAGCGCGTGGTAACCTCCCACAGTCGACATACACGGAATTCTATTGGAAGATTAATCTTCACAATCTCATGCATTATCTCCACCTTCGCATGGATGAACACGCCCAGATGGAGATCCGTGAATACGCCAACGCGATTTATGAACTCGTTCAACCGCTCATTCCGGTCACCATGGAAGCATTCAAGGACTTTAGAATTGATGCCATGCACTTGACCGGACCGGAGATCAGAGCCCTCGCCGGTGGTGAAAAGATTGAATCGCCGGGTGAGCGCAGAGAGTTTGAGGAAAAACTCAAACGTCTCAATATTAATTTGTAATCACACTCCAAAAAAAATCTTAAGAAATAGTAAATGTTTGTCATCGCGGCCTCCACATCAGCGAATATCACGTCCATGCGTAAAAAGTTCAAAAAATACGGTAAACAAATGAAGAAACAGCGCGCGGATGATTTTGTGACCATTCGTGAGCGTCTTTCAGAAATCGCGGAGGGTGAGAAGACTCGATCCCGCGAGATTTTGGAAAGTCACAAAGCTTTCTTTATGGATGAAAAGAAACCAAAGAAGGAAGAAACGTCTATCGATTTTTATAAGAAGTAAATGCAAACCACGCACTCATGATGGATAACAACGTAAACATAGGTAAGTGTTCTATCATATTTCCAGCGAGTACCGCAGTCAATACACTGTATTGTGTGTATCGCATCTCTTTCCTCGTCTTTTCTAACGACCTTTTCATAGATGTTCTGGATTCCTCCAAACCCAGAACAGCTGTACTTATGTTTCGTATGCGCGACGGCATTTCCATGGACGTGGAGAGCGCTTCTTGTATGTCGAACGATTCTATGAATTGATCCTTTATCATGGGCTCTAAATATTCATAATAATTGAAATTTTCATCTAATTTTATACACGTACCTTCGACGGTAGAAAATGCCTTCGCGAGATACACGAATGATGTCGGTATCAAGAATGGTTTTTTATCCGCGAGAGACATGAGTATTTCGTCATCCAATGTATCATTTTTAAATGCATTCACATCCAATGTTTCGAGATAATTTAACGTTGTTTTGAAGAATATCTCTATGTCATCGGTATCGGTGGTCGTTGGAACTATGATCTTCAGTCGTGTGAGTGTGTCTACTAAACCCTTCGTGTCTCGGTTTATTATACATTTAAAGAGTTCTTGAAATCCCATTTTTAATTCATCCGAAATATCTATGACGAGTCCGAAATCGTAAAATACGAGTTTACCCTTATCCGAAAATCCCAGATTTCCCGGGTGTGGATCCGCGTGAAAAAGTCCCTTTTCCATGGTTTGAATCACGTACGATGTGATCAACGCTTCACAAATTTTCTTTGAGTTTACATTTTCGTCTGTTATTTCGGTGAGTTTATCCGACTTTACGTACTCCATGACTATCATGTCGTGCGTCGAAAACGATTCGTATACCTTGGGTATTTTGACCCATTTAACATCTTTAAACGCTTTTCGCATGCGTTTGGCGTTGTGTATCTCTTTTTCATAGTCGGATTCCGATAAAAGGTACTCTATCGATTCGTGCAAGACTTGACCGGAGGTCGCACCGGTATCTATGCCCACCCACTCTAAAAAATTAACAACGTCGATTATGTTATCTGTATCATTTTTCATTACGTCGTAGATGGCGGGTCTCTTTATTTTTACCACGACCTCTCTACCGTCGAGTAATCGCGCCATGTGCACCTGACCTATACTCGCAGACTTGAACGGTGTGTAATTAAACTCGGAAAATACATTATTGGTTTTTACAACATCTTTTACACATACCTCGTCTATCGGAGGTACATTATCCTGTAAAGATTCGAGCTGTCGCGTAAACTCTACAGGGTAAAGGTCTGCGCGGGTTGATACAATTTGGCCTAACTTTACAAAGGTTGGTCCGAGTTCTATTAATTGATCCCGAGTCCAGACACCGAGTTCGGATTGATTTTTTACAAAATTCTTCTTCCATAGGAATTCAACCGCGAACTTCCACGTTTTACGTTTCCGTTTTACGGGTGAAGGTATCTTCAGTGACGCACATGTCAGCATCCTTACATTATTTGGATATTTTATTCTTTAAAGTCATGGCGTTGTACAGCGACCCGTCCGGTAGGTAGTGTATCGTCGTGTACGTCATGCGATTCGGATCCCAAACATATTTAGTCGAGAGTTTCACTCTACTCTGTCTCACGGTTCTTTGAATCATGTCTTCTCTGCTTCCGACGACAACACCCGTGTGTCCCGGGACGACGGTTTTGAGCGCTCGTGCTAACATTGTGTTCATCTATACATGGTTGGTGGTAAATCTTTAATTCTGATAAAATTTAAAAAATAAAAAAATATTTTTTTCACTTTCTTTTTAAAGAAAAAAGTTTTGAAAAAATAAAAAAAGTTTTTTGTGTTTTTAAAAATGAAAAAACATGGTGTTGCTTCGCAATTATTCTCGTCTTTTGATTTGAAACACTGTATTCGTTTAGAATTAATGCACGTTTCACGATCTTTATTTTGGATAGATTTCATTTAAATTTCCACTTGCAAAACGAATACCACGCATCTCAGACATAGCGTGTGGTGCTACGTCGCCGACGGTGTCACCGATAAAATTCAAACTTGGGGTAGCACCTACAGACATCTAATATATACGTGTATTTTTTAAGACTCGCATCACAGTGAATATATTTAAACATAAAGCAATTTAGATATAGAGATGTACCCACCCGATTGTATATTTTTATTCGATGACATATTCACTGCTGAGGAGTGTGATTATATAACAGATATTATAAACAAACACGCGGTTATAGACCGAGAAGTGTATGAACCATCGAAAAATGTTCTCGCGGATAGTGTAAATATCGCGGAGATTTTGAATAAAGGTGAGAAGAAAGTTTGTAATCTCATAATGGATAAGATATTACATATCTGTAATACTTTTAAAAAAGAATATAACATATCTATGAGTGGTTTTGATACACCCACTCTAAGAAAAATAAAAGGACCGACACAGTTACATAAAGATGGTTTGGTTACGAAAACAACACAAGATGGATACTGCAAAGTTTCTGAAATAAGAAACATGAGTATCATAATAGCTCTTAATGATGATTACAATGGAGGTGAATTATGCTTTCCAGAACATAAACGAGAAATAAAATTAAAAATGGGACAAGCTGTGGCATTTCCGCCGTATTGGACACATCCACACTACACAAATGAATTAAAAAATGGTACAGTAAGATACACTATAAATTGTTGGACGTATAATGGTAATTAAGTATCAATCTATATTCTAAACTCTAACCCCTCGTCTGTGAACATCCATGCCGTACCTCGACTTTCAAACTGTGTTGACGGTGTATGTCATGATTTTCTATCAACTCACGCGGAATGTGTTGTATCTTCCAGCGTAATATTTTTGGTACCCTATTATAAATGCGAGTCCACATCGTGGGTGCCGGACCCACAGGCATGTCTGTCGCGTGGGAACTTCTCAGGTCCACGGATCATGAGGTCATCGTATACGACCGCAAACCATCAGCGGGTGGTTCGTGGTGGGAACCAGAAACAGAGACCCGTGATTTACACGCACACAGAATCGTGTTTGATAACGCCTTCGTAAACACCGATAGTCTCTTCAGGGAAATGGGAATCGAATGGGACGACATGTTTCAGCCCGCGAAGACGGATGTTTACAAAACCATATTTAAAAGTCTCGGTATACAAGATTATCTCACACTCACAGCACTCGCGGGTAAAGTCCTCGCGAGACAATCCAAATACAAATCCATATCACTTAAAGACGCTATTGGGTCACTCACGGAATCGGGTGAACGACTCATACGTACTATTACATTTATCATGGATGGTGTTGACTGGGAAACCATGTCGGCATACGAGTTCGTGAATAATTTCGACCACGTGGGACTCTCTAAACAATACACTCAACGTGTTTCCGGTAAAGTCATGTGTGACGCCATGCAGACCGCACTCTTAGAAAATGGTGCCATGTTTATGTTTAATACCCACCTAGAAGACGTGAATTATCTCGAAGATGGGTACGAGGCGACTTTCGCTGATGGTGTAAAAATAAACGATGGTCTCCTCGTGATATGCGTGGATAACAGTAAAGCACTCGAACTCGTGGGCGACAATTGGGGTGAAGATGTATCCAAAAAAATAGGTCCGAGTACATACGGGTGTATAAACGTGTTACTCGACTACGACGAACCAGTCACATTACCATCCGACCTCGAATTTGGTATGAACACAGAACTCCGATTACAACCAGTGGTCTTATCCGACGGAAAGACCGTCTCGTGTGTCATATGTGAGCTCACGGAAGACGTGTTAACTACACATCCAGATATACTTAAACCCGAGGTGATTCGTCAACTCAATATTCCAGAACCTAAGAATGTACGCATAGGATGGGGTGCTGATTGGAAAGATGGAAGATGGGTATTCGAACAATCATCGGGTGTTTTGAGTCTTCACGGACAAGTCCCTTTCTTCGGTCAAAATAAACACGTGGCTTTGTGTGGTATGATGTCTCCTAGAAATACACCTTACTCGAGCATAGAAGCATCCATAGAAGTGAGTCGTACTTTTTGTAAACAGGAATTCAATACCAGAGGCCCTTTACAACCTATACGAGTCACACTCGTGCTATTCGTACTTATAGCTTTAATTCTAATCACCATATATACTAGAAAATCATGATTCCCATGGAATGTGAAGTATACGAACCCATGTATGAATATAACGACAAACGATACATACGCATAACCGTCAACGACGGGACCCGTGATTACATACACGGACTTCAGGAATCAAAATCAAGATTTATCATGAATAGACAAAACATGGATGACCCACTCCAAGGAAATGTTTTGACCATAAAAGTACCATACAGATACAGACGTGTGATGTGTACCGTCGAAGGTGACACACCCGTACAATCTCTAGCTAAGGGTGACTTAGTCAAAATAATAGCAAATTTTAGTGGCGCTTGGAATGTCGCCAATCACAGTGGATACGCATGGGTAATTAAGCAGATTCAGACTCCTTCTCTTCCTCCTCCTCCTTCTTCTCTGGAATC